GAGCTATAATCAAATGGCATACTCTCTCCAACTACTTGTGTTGCAGGATTCTGGTTGTATTTACCAATAATCCCGTATGCTCTTTGTTCTGCATCCTGTTTACGTGCCTGGTTGTTTGACAATCTCCACAGCTCTGCTTCTGCCAGTTCTACCAAAGCATCGTGAAAAATAGCATTTAGATCACTTATATTATCTGTAGCATCTGAAAGAGCAGTTGGTTCTTTAATAAAGTAACAATCCACGTTTGCAGTAGTATTGTAAATGTAAATTCTATTCTTAAATACAAAATACACTGGTTCTGTAGCACTAAATCCTACATATCCTGTGCTAAAATCTTTTGCCATATCAAAGGATATCTTGCGAATAAACATATCGTTTGATACCCTTATACCAATCACGCCTAATGCACCACCAAATGGAGCAGATGTAAGCGTTGAGCTGTTAGGTACAAAATAGCTTTTAAAATGGCTATCTACATCGTTATCTGTTGATAGACTTATGTTTGTCTTAATGACCTGTAATTCAGTTAATAAATGCGGATTTAGAAGCTGTATGAGCTTATCCTGGGCAATATTTAGGTATCGTAGCTTTACTGTATCACTGTAGAGATCTCCTGCGGTATCTTCCAGGCGATCTCCTAATACGGTTAGCATGGTTGCTGTTGTCATAGTTTCTCCAGGTTATCAGCCCCCACCGAAGCAGGGGCTGACGTTATACGTTATGATTAAGCGTAATCTCTTGGTGAATAAAGATTCTTAACTACACAATGAGCTTTACGGTTTGTAATTGCAAGGTTACCATAGGTATGAACCTTCTGTACAAATGTATTACTCTTTGTATCTTCAATCATATCAGATGCAGTGAATTTTGCACCAGAGTTAAAGAACATATACAAGTATTCAGTGTTAAGAAAATAGATTCTTCCATCAAGACCATCATCATCGCCAGAAGTGACTTGAGCTGAAACCATATCTTGATCAGCAACAATATCAATTCCACGATAGCTTAGTCCAACAAATCCCATTTTAGCCATGCGATCAGACTCAAGACTACCACGCTTTTGCTCACCAAGTTCAGACTCGATAAGATCATAAATGTACTGAGGGCATACGATCAGATCTGGGTTTTCACCAGTTTGAGCTTTTGAATTAGCGATACCACGAGCTAAGATACGTAAAATGTATGTATCTTTTGCAGGATCTTGCATATCGTTTTCTGTAATATGATCTACAGCAGTACCAGAATCAGCACTGTCACCAGACGCATCTGAAAATGCACCTACAGCTAATTGTGGAGTTTTCCACCAAGCATTAGAACCAGGTGCAATACCACCGACAGTAGAAGAATCATCTGCTAAAACAGCTATAGGATTAAACGCATCAGTAGCTAAAGAAGTAGCAAACATATTTTCTGCAACTGTTTTTTCAAGTGACTTCTGCAGATTTGCAACTTTAGCACCGACAATGTTTTTAATTGCCTGTGGGCTGTTCATAAGAAGAGTTTCTTCTTTGGTTAATAAAAAGTGACCAGTTAGCATAGTTGGATTAAACGATGCAGTTTTTGCAATATCAGCAATTGCTGGAGTGTAACTACCTCCAAGACTATGTTTATCTCCAAACACACTTGCACCGCCATCAGCATATTCTACTGGCACTACGATTTCACGACCATTAAAGGTCTTTGCTTTACCCTTCAGTATTGAAAGTAATGGATGAGATTTCTTAAAGATATTATCATACAAAACTGGCATATAATACTGTTGAATAAGAGCAGATAATGATGCGGATCCTGGTCCGCTTACTACTATATTAGACATTTATATGTCTCCTTATTCTATTATTGATTAAAAAATGAAGCCACATCGATATCATCATAAGAAGCTACTTTTTTAGGAGCATCCCCTTTCATACCGACATTCTTCTTTACGTTTACAGGAACGCTTGGCTTTGGTTTTGCTTCAACAGGTTTAGATTGCACCTTGTCAAAGTTCATAATTTTATATGCTTCTTCGGGTGTAAGTAACCTATTAAACTGTTGTTGCTGGTTTACAGCAAAATCAAGCACTGTATCTATATCTTCATCACTTAATGAAAACTTAGACTTTAGATCATTTAGTGACCTATCCAGCTCTATTTCTGCTTGTACGTTAGCCAATTGTTCTTGCGTTTCTTGCAGTTGATCTTGATAAGGATTAGGTAGATCCTGGTTATCCATCTTTAGGGATTGTGCAAACAATTGCCCCGCTTCTTTACCAAGTTCATCTTCAATAGCTTCCTGTATTGTTTCAGCAAACTCTTGATTGTCCTTTACTTTACCAATTAACTGTACCAGTGGCTCAACTGCTCTTCTCTGATCAGACAATTGTTGAGCTTTCTCCGTATTGGATTTGCTCCATTCATGCCTGTTCATAGAATCTTTACGCCACGATTCAATATCATCGATAGAATACCGTGAGCCATCGTCTAATTCATAGACGTAATCATCCTCATCTTCCGATGATTCAGTTTCGCTAACCGCTTCGGTTTGCTCTGTATTCTCCTCTGATACTTCCTCTGGTTCAGCTTCTGCTGTTTCGATAGACTCTGTAGTCTCAGCCTGTTCTGTATTTTCTTCCTGGACAGATTGCTCTTGTGGCTCTTCGCCTAAGAGTTCACCAGGAATAGAAATATTTCCATAATCAGAATTATCTACGCTTTCTGTTAATTCTTGGTTTTGCTCTGTAGAAAAATTTCCTACAGTGATCTGTTCTGATTCTGGGGTATAGTCCACTTCAGTGGTACCCGCTATGTGCATTTTTGCCATTTTATCTCCTTTGTAGTTGGTCTTTCGACACTATTTAATAAGATTTTGCTTTTTTCTTTTTAGCTAAAGCCTTTTTGTATTCAGCCATACCTTTTTTATCGTACTTGAATTTCTTGACTTTACCTTTCATTTTTAATTTTGGCATTGTTTGCTCCTTTGTTAATTCTTGACGGTCAATTGAAAAAATCCATTATTAAGCCCTGGATTGTGGAATTTGTTCCATCTCACCTTGACCGCCAACCATATTTGTTACGGTTAAAATTCTTTCCTGCATCTCTGGTGGTAGCATTCCGAACTCTTGAGTCTCAAGTAGCCCAGGATTACCCATTACCATCTGTGCAATAGCTTCTTCAGCACCACCGCCAACACCTTCTTGCATTGCTTGTTCTATCAGCATTGCAAACTCTTCCTGCATATTCTGTGTTTGTTCTATTTGCTGTTGTGGTGGCATCTGCTGGTTACGTACATACCAGTTCTGTATTATCTGCTGTTTATCTGCAATATTTAAGGCGTTTACAACCTCTTCTATACCGTATATACCAGCTTGATATAATTCTAATGCACGTTCTTCATTAGCTACTCTACCCTGTGCATACCTGGATCCAGTAGTTACATCCACATCAAATTCACTATCTTTAAGTGAACTTGCTGTTCCAGGATTAAATTTTGGACTACCTTCTGGGTTGCCATCTGCATCGTATACACCCAATGGATCAAATTGTGTAAAATCAAATTGTCCTTCTGCATCACGCTCACGAATAGAACGTATCTGCTCATCGTATGTAAGAATCATCTGTACCATATACTCACCAATTTCTTTGGTTAGCCTGGATACTTCTTTATTGATCTTAAAACGCTGTCTGGTTTGACTTGCTTCTTGTAATGCTACAATTGCTCTTCCAGAGGTTACACCACCTGGCTTACGCCCTTGCGTTACATCATTTACACCAGTTACCGCTTCCATGTATTGACCTACCTGGACAATGTAATTCTGTATATACCCTGGTATTGGTGGTGGTGTTTCAAATGTTACATCGCTTGGATCTACTACAGTGATCTCTTCACCTGGTGATCCTGTGATTGGCCTGGTTAATTGACCTTTAGCTCGTTGTGTAACCTTACGTATTGGAAATCCCATACGTCTAATATTTTCATTGATCGCACTAAATGTCTCATTCATGGCTTTGGTCTGTGTGCGTACCAGATCAGTCTCACCAATACCCCAGAAGTTGTGCGGACTCTTGTAATTCGATACCATAAATACTGGCATTCTGTACAGTTCTAACGGCTCATCTACAATCAATTTATCATGCACTACAACCGTATGCCTACCGTATGGATACTTTTCTTTATCTTTTTCATTGCTGTAACACTCAATAACCAATGCAACATCTGCATCACTGGTCGATGGGTTATCACTTTGTAGTCCGCTGTCATCTGTTTTTTGAAATGCTTTGTAATCATCTAATCTGCCGTCTGCACTGCATTTAATACCGTATTCTCTTTCTATCTTGGATATTTCCATTGGTACAGCAAATAAAAAGTATTCACCTGCTTGAAGATCCAGGTCATTAGCATATGGATGAGGTATAACAGAAAACGGATCAATGACCTGGATATCAAATCCACTGAATGCACCAGTGTCACTTATTACTGGCAGTATCTGTAAGAATCCATTGCTGTAGATCAAACTGTCTTTTACTGCTTGTAATATCTTGCCATACAGATCAGATTCCTCTACGATCTGCTGAAATCTTTTTTGCATCATATCCGCAAAGAATACATCATTCTTTTCTTTGGGCAGGATGTCTACTGTCGGTTGAAAGTCATTAATAATTGGTAAAATGGTTTCTACCACAGCTAATGGAAAATTAAACACCATCCTGGACTGGCTTTCAGTACCTTTATTTGGTGCAGACCAATGCCTACCGTAGTATAAACGCTCATTCTTACGCCATCTGTCCGCTTGTTTCTCTCTGGCTTTTTTACTTCTGTCCAGCCATTTACGTATTTGCGGTATGCGTTCTGCTACATCTGCAACTTCATCTAATGCGTTTGGTTGGTCTGCTGATGCGTAATAGTCCATTCCAGCCATGTTATTTCCTTGATGCTATACTGTTTGCAACCAGGTTAGGATACTTCCATCCTTTTTCTGCACTTAACCTTTTTGCGTATGCTTTCTGTGAAGGGGTGAGCTTCTTGCTCTTCTTCTTCGGGTTTTTCTTATTCCAAAATGCTTTAGGCATTCCAAAGATCCTTTCTTGCCCAGTAGTTAGCACTGAACTTGTCTGATGCTGTGCTTTGACCGCTTTTATTTTTGATCCCTGCACTGCGTTTTAGGTAATTACTACGTGCTTTACTGCTGTAATTGTGCTTGTAACTTTTGTGACCATAGTTCACAATCTTTACCTTGTCACCTTTTTTAGCCAGTACACGCTTCTTAAATCTTCCAGATCCAGTATACCGTTTTGGTTTGTTGTACCCTGGAAATGTTTCTCCTCTATAAACAATTGCCATTAATTAATTCTCAAAATTTTTCTTTTTGGTTTCATATGTCTTGTTGGATGCTTTTTTCCTTTTAACCATACACCATCTTTTGTGTCACTCATCCATCTATAATTATTTGTTTCTTTAACAAATGAAGGTCTTTGACCAGATTCGATTGCCGTTTTATAATCATACCCACGCCCTTTTCCACCATCAAATTCTTTTATACTTCTTTTCATGTGAACAATAACATCTTTTGGTTCGCTTGGATAACTTTTTCGAAGGTCATTATACCATTTTTTGATTTGAGGATCTGTACGTGCTATTTTTTCCCAGTTTTCCATTAGTACGAATCCCACTGTGGTTGTGAATGGTCTACATCAACAACAATCTTATCAATAAACCGCTCTGTATCTGTTCTGGTATCCTTCTTAGCGTTACTTGCAACAACTTCACCGACCAGATATTTTAACGCATCACAGCTATGATCATCTTTTTTCAACGGCCTTTCTGGTTGGTTTAATTCTATCCTGGATGCACTTGGCTGTTCCCATTGATAGTTGATAAGCTCACGTATCAAGTTCTCACAGCTTTTGTGTATAAATATTTTATTATGCTTAAAATACTCTGTAACCTTGTCTATACCACCTTGTACGTCATTGTTTGCGTTTATTACTGGTATCTTTAACTGTCTGTAACGATTGCCAATAGTCTCTGGATCATCTTTCTTACCAGCTCCAGTGGATGGATCAATGACATATGTTTCATACCTACCTTCGTTTAAATGTGCCTGGATAGCCCTGGCATGATAATCTACGTCTTGACCTGCTTCGTAATGCTCTCTATAAATGTATAAAATATCATCCTGGTCTACTGCTCCCCACAATACCGCTGTTGGATTTGTTCTACCGTGGTCAATACCGATAAATCTTCTCCATTCGGGTGCTACAGTGAAATGATTCTTTACATGAATACTTGGCTCAAAGTCTGGATAGATCTGCCCTTCAAACGCATCCCAGCTTCCATAAAGATATCTATTGATCCAGATCTCATTGTAATTGTTCTTTAATGAGTCTACATACCCCTCTGGCAGGTTGTGTATGTTCTCTTCTGTCTTTGCGTTGAATATAATATTACCAGGCACTGGATCATGGATAAAGCGGTGCCAGATCCAGTTATGTCCAAGTGGGTTACCAGTGATCCAGCATTGTGGATTCTCTACGGCTCTTAAACGCCCTAATAGCGTTAAGAATACTTCTTCGCTAACCTCTTCGGCCTGGTCAATATAAAACCAGCCTAAATTGATTGATAATAGCTTTGCTGGATCATCTAATGATCTAAATATGATCTCATGTCCATTAACAAATTTTACTCTGTTTTCTTGCTTCCTGTATTCATAATGCACCTCTGGAAGCATTCCCATTAAATGACATAGCTCAAAAAATGTTCTTTGTGTACTATCTCTAAGCTCTGGATAGGTTTGCCTGGCTATCATACCAAGCTGTGGTGGGTTATCTGGGTTTATTACTCGCATCAATGCTTTGGCAATACCTGCAAAAGTTTTACCGTTACCAATACCACCAAAGAATGCAATGACTTGATCTTCGCATTTTAAAAATGACTTTTGGTTTTCGTTAAAATCGAACTTAGTCATCGCCTAAATTGAAATGTATTACTGGCATTTTAACATCTGCATTGATCTGCTGTTTATCTGTAAACATTGCCAGGTGCTTACCTTGCAGTTCACTTGCTTTTAAACTAACGCTGTACTGCTCTGATCCTTCTGCCAGGGTTCGTACTCGTTCTATATCTTCTAATACTTTGTCTGCTGTTAATTTTACCCGCTCTTCACGGCTTTTCATTAGCCTTGCTATCTCTTCTTGCAAGTAAGGTTTAGACAAGTTCTCAGAACCTATCTGTTTTGCAGTTTTTTCGCTGTATCCTGCTCGTATACACGCTTGTTTTGCGTTTAAATCAACAATATATTCTTTGCAGAACATTTTTTGTCTTTCAGTAAGCTTGGAATCGTTACGCATATGCTATAATAATCTGATCTGTATGAAGTCCAGCACGTAATGCACTAATAGCCATCAATGACCACAATTCCTGCTTATCTTCAAACTCATTAAACTCATAGGGAAACTCAATAATCACAGTTGATCCCACTCGGGTTGGCGTTGTATTTCTTCTTTGTTTAAATCCAGAGAGAGCGGGGGCTTGACCATAGTTCCCTTATGGTACACAAAAGCCCCCATGATGAAGGCAACGAGGGTAATAAAACTCTGAATTATAAAAGTTGTTAGATCCATATTTGGTTAGAATATGCACATAAACTAACTAACGGTAAATAGTGGATGTTATGTTTTTGTTATTTTTCTAACAAATAGGACACTTTTGTCTTTTTTTACCGTATGTAGGAATATTTCCTTTTGGATGTCTAATTATTGACTTACTGTGTATTGCTTGTTCCCAGGTGCGTTTGCATTGTGGGCAAACTTTAATTGCTATATCTGCACGATATTTAGAAACTTCGGAAATATGAGCTTTTTTGTTTTTATTCTTTTGTATCTGTTTACGATTATATCTTGTGTATTTACCTTCAATATAATCATTTAATATACTACCCATTAGGCCACCCTATTTCTTGCATGACTTTGTTAATGTTATCTTCTTCTGTTGGCGGTTTAGGAGTTGGATTCTCTCTTGCCAGTTTTGCTTTATACTCCCAGGCTGGTACAAACTCACCTTCCATGTCGCAATTATGGAATAGCTGATCGGGTGGCAGTTTATCCTCTTTGCTTCTTTTTTCTGCTCCGCACTCATAGCAGTTAAATATTTTATCTTTTACTACAGCGTGTTTTTGTGGTGCATCCTTTACAACCAGATAGCGATCTATTCCTTCCTGGAAAAAATATCGTATCTGTTTTATCTCTGTGTCTTTGTCTTTAAAAAAACGATCAATACAAAGATTTACATTGTCTACACCAATACGCTTACAAGCCTCATTGATGTGATGCGTATATCCTGCAAAACTCATTTCGGGTAGACCAAAACGATCATGGACTCTTTTCCAAATTTTCATATAAACAGATGCAGGAGTTTCTTTTTTTTCTTTCTTATTAATTATTTCTAATTGTTCTAATGTATTCTCTGTGTACCGTTCTCGTTTCGTCTGCGTGTCGTTTGACATACCGTCTGGTGTACCGTCATCGTGTCGCTCACCCTGGTAAGTGTCGTATTTACAGATACTTAGGTGTGTCGCAACTCGTGTCGTTTGCTGTACCACCATCTTGTCGGTTTTGAGTACAGATATGAAACGCCTTACCTTGCCTGTTGACCACTTCCACCGCTTGGCAAATGTGTTCAAACTACAGCATACTTCACCACGTTTTATAATAACTAATTGATCTTTTATATAAACAGTACGCTCACGGTGTGATGCCATCATTAGCATATCTATCCATGCTTCAAACTTTGATTTCACTTCTTTATTATCCCAAAGCCAGTGATCTCTTGTCTTTCTGTGTAGCCGTATCCAGCCACGTTTATCTTTATTCATAGGGGAACTCCATGTATTGATAAAAGAACCTTCTGTTCTTTGTTTGGTTATTTTTACTTGGCTTCAATGCCAGGTTTATGCTTACTTCATCATTATACGGTACAAAACACACCCACCCTTTTTTAACGTAATAAACAGCAACAACATCGATAAGATCTTTTTTTGCATACTTATTTAGCCTTACTTCTACCGCTGTATCTGTTTTCATGTCTGTAATGGTTTTAATTTGTACTCTTATAAATTCTTTTTTTCTTCTCTCTACAATCAGATCTACGCCACGTTCATCGATCATTGGCTCATATACGTTGTATTCTGGATAATTCTGCAAGATATGATGCTTTACAAAAAGCTCACCACAAAAGCCAATATGAGATGTATTTGCTTTTTTAGGCATTCTCGAAATTCTTATCGAAGTTATCTATCTCAACACCGTGTAATATTTCTCTGATCTTTTCTGCTCCTACGCAGTGATCATATGTAGGAAAAAAATACTGCCACATACCGCCTTTCATATTGATCCAGTAACAAAAGGCTATACCTACCTTACCTGTATTCTTTTGAAATTGTATAATTGCTGTGGACTCAGATAACGGCTGTATCTTTTTTACAGTAAACTGTTCGTTATATACATTTTTATCTCTATCGTGCCTACTAAAATTGAAGGCAATCTGTTCTGCTTTTTCTCGTAATGCTAATGCTAATGCTTTTTTCATCTGTAATTACTTCTAATTTTTTTTAAGTTATCTTTTACAACAAATTTGATATTACCCTCACTATCAATTTTTTCTTCACGTATTTCTAAATGAGAATATTCTTCAATGTCTGGTATATCTTCTCTATTTATAAAATCAATAAATTCAGTAACTCTCATCGTTCAAAAACATCCCTCACATTCTGTATAAAACGTACATTACTCATAGGCGGGGTAGCTTTCAGCTTCCCAAGTAAATTCATTATTCTACGTAGCTTAACAGCAAAGATTGCATTGGCTTCTAATAACTCATCATTTTTCTTTTTAAGCTCACTTATTTCTTCTTCGTATCTTTTCCTGGATACTGGCAGTTTATCTTTAATACTCATAAGGGTATATCCTTACTATGGTTTTTGGTTTTGTGGAATATTCTTTAATGCTTTCAATATGCACTACCTGGCTATCATCTTTATAAAACACGCCATTTAACGCATCTAAAACAAATTTGATGTAATTATCTATATCTGGTCTACCAATAGGGTATAGTGGTGAACTATCTTTAACTTTATCGCTGTTACGACCAGTTCCAAAATGTGTCTTTGGCCTGTCGATATAAACCTCGACTGATACCGAGATCGCTCCATATAGAGGATTCTCGGGAGCCAAATTTTGGACTTTCTTTAAAAAATTAGCTTTATCGGCTTTTGATGGATCATAATTAAAAATCCTGCCATTGCGGGTGGTATGCCTATGGCGTTTTAAAGCTATAGGTTTTCCAGGAATAATAAGTTCCATAGTTTGGTTTCCTTTGGTATGTGGTTATGGTATGTAGCACTATAATTTCTGCTTACTTTTAAAATGAGTATCCGCATACTCGGTTAAGCGATCCATTAACTGCTGTGCTTTTTGTACTCTTGTAGTATCATGGTTTTCTTTTTCTGCTAATATGAGCTTTCCGAGTCCATCCATAATTAGAATGAGTTCATCTACATTAATTTCGTTTTGCGGTCTGTTGCGTAATGCTGATTCTATTTTGAATAAAAATGTTGTTAGATACACGGTCATATCTAACGCTTCCTCAATGGCTTCTTTTAGGAAATCCCTGCTATCATTAAGATCAATTGTATCACCGTATTTTTTTGCCCCAAGCTCCAATCTTTCTTTTATTCTTAACAGTATCATCTCGTTGATCCGAATCGGTGTCTGGTTGAATCTGTTCTCCAGAATCCGCTCTATGGTTGAGTTTGACATATTCTTCCCTTAGTTTATTGATTAGTTTTTGTAATTCTTGTGGCGGGATCTCGTGTAATGGTCGCCAACCAAACATCTGATCTTTCACTATCAAGACTCTTCTCATACCCAAACCCTCTGGATAATCCAGTTGAGCTAATGAGTATGCTTTTGTGAGATCCCACCATGTTTTCATCTACCTATACAGAGGTATTAACTCTACTCTGCAATATATCCTTATATGTTTTATATTGAGGATCTTTTAGTTGTTCAAAATTTTCTAAATACCATACGCACGTAGAAATATCGAAATCAGCTATTGGCTTATCCTTATTTTTACCATTAAAAGGCCATAGTGTAGCATCATCACTATTTACTTCTTTACTTTGTGAGTTTCCACCGCCCGAAACCCCATTGCTTGTGGGTTTAAGGCTCCTATTATTGTTTTCTTGCCACTTCTGCATCTCTTCCGCTGAAGCAAACTCGTGAGTTTCACCGCCATACATTGGATGAAAGTTTCCTATTGCTCTACCGATAGCAACTGTTTCGGCCTTCTCTAATGCTTTATCAGCACCAAGAATGTTGTGACCGTGACCAACTGCAACTGTAACACCATTTGGATTATTTATTGTTGCCTGGAATACAACAGATTCATTTGTTATACTGATAGGCTCTGTCTTAATAGCCCATCCATCATTTGCTGGAAACGTATCTCTAAAGTCTTTTAAACGTTTAACAACTTTAGTGTATTCTTTCCCTTTGATATTGATTGTATCTCCCATTATTTGCTCTCCTTTGCTATACGAAGTGTGCGATAAGAACTTCCTTCCTGGAGATATTTATCGTACATCTTCGGGTTTTCTGTTTGAAAAGTTTTACGGTCAAATGTGATGCGTGGCTTACTGTTTTTATACGTTGCAATGGTACGCTCCCCATCATTGACAGATTCGTAATGACCAATGGATTTTTTGATCTTTATCTCAAGGTCTTTAATACTTTCATCTAACTGCTTCTTTGTTTCCTTGAATTGTCTGAGTGTTTCAAACCTTTCGATCAGCTTACTATCTGCAATCATAGACTCACCATTAGCCTCTGGATATGTTTGCTTAATATCAGTATCGGTTAAAGCTTCTGGCGGTTCCTGCGTAAGTACGTGATTTTTCCAAAAACCAACGCAATGATCTATAATAGGCTGTATATACTCTGGCTTGTATTCGTATTTATATATATCAAAACTGTCAATACCAGCGTAGCCGTAGGTTAGTAAGGCTATATAAGCATACTTCATGCCAGTAATGTGCATTTGTCCCTGCATCTGCGTGTAATACTGAATAGGTATCTTACCACCCCAAGTGTCTTTAGCATTCTGCGATGCTGTCTTAATTTCTAATACTGCATCTGGCTTTCCATCTTTAAAATGAATAACACCATCTAAGTTGGTAGCTAAAAAATCATAGTCTTTATCAAAGCGTACATATGGATCAATAGAAACAATTACATCCATATCTTCCTCTACCCACTTCGCAACCATACCTTCAATATCTCTGCCGTGACGAAGCCTAATATTATCATACGGCTCATAGCCAAATAACTTCTCATTCCATACATCAAGTGGGCTTTTATATTTGTTGTGCTGTTTAGCAACAACTGCCCATTCACTGGTACCAATGTACGTCTTGCGTAGATCCAGATCTAATCCTTCTTGCTTTATTGGCTCTCTCATATTGCCCTCACAAGATTTACAATGATAAACAATGCTATGTACGTAATAACGTATACTTCAAGAACGTTGCCTAATGTGTCGAATGCTTTATCAAATTTCTTTTCCCAGTTCTTCATTATATACTCTCTCCTTCTAAGGTTAATTCAGCCCCACAATCCACGCATGAGAGGCTCTCTGGTGCGTTTACTTCTGGTTCGTAGGGCTGATATTCTGTCTCTTTGTGTTCACACTGTGTTGCTTCCCGCCCTTTAGACTGCGGAGTCCTTGTATCTGCACAAGAAGGTAGAGGTAAGACAGATACGTTAGGGCGGGTTGAGACAACATATTTTTTAAGGGGATATGGCATATTACTTACCCCCTTTTGGAAAACAAGTTGAACATCTCAATTTCCATTTTTTAGGATAATATTTAATAGTATTACATTTCTTGCAAATTTTACCAATATGATCACTTGCTTTTCCTGCACCTTCTTCTAAACAAATTCCAAGTCCTTTACATTTACACTTAGCAGTTTTTTTATCTATATAATAATGCCTGTATTCTTCTGCTGTAGGAATATGTGTTTTGTAATTTGAGCAAATCGGAAATATATTCATCCTACTTACCCCCTTCTTTCTGATAGTACCCATACACACATCTTTTACCATCTCTGCTTGGATTATGGGTATCATTAATAACGCCATTAATCATTGTGGTTAAATGTTTTGATACTCTAACAATTAATCTACCATTTGGTAATTCATGTCTGGTAAGATGTACCTTACAACCTTCGCCAACCTTCATTGTTGGTGTCCACTTCCAACCTTTTGATAATAGGTATGGCTCATATACTTGTCTGTAATTACCATTCCTGGGTGTGGTGCCATCAGACTTGATTCTTTTAGCTTGTCTTGTTTTTTTAGTTAGGCTGTAGTTTTTATTAGCTTCTTTTAATTCGTCATACACTTGCTGGTATGGTAATTCAAGAGCAATAGCAATTGCCCTTACTACACAATCACCAGCTTTACCTTTGTAACCAGCTTTTTTTCTACCGCCATCATTATAATCAAATGTAAATGTTAGCATTCTCTACCTTCTTTCTTGTTTTATTACAGTGTGCGTACTTGCACACTTTTGTTATTAATAAAATTCTCCAGAGTGTTTGTCTCAATTAAAAATATCTTCCTGGAAAATCTTACTGCTGGTAATTCACCAGACTTTATCTTGAGAATCACATCCTTGTTTGTGACTCCTAATCTTTCCGCTACTTCTGTATGTTTTAAATATCTTGTCATTTATAATTGTTATTAGTATGTTATAGTTGTTATTTACTTTATTATCTTAATAATCTCAATATGTTATATTAATAACCTAAAATATAACAAGTCAAGGTTATTTATATAATTTTTATAACAAAATTTATTATGGAAATAGATTTACAATATTTTATACAGCAAATAAAAAAGCGAGAAAATCTACGTTTTGATTCTCACGTAGCTGAGTATATGGGAGTGGATCCTAAGAATTTGGCAATGAATAAAATGCGTAAGGTAATACCAATAAAATATATACAATGGTATTGTGATAAATATAACGTAGAGCGAACAAAATTTGAGAGGCATATAAAAGGTAGTGGCGTAACAGAAACAAAAAGCGAGGAAGGAGAACTAACAATGAATCAACAAAATATGTTGATTAAATATCAACAAAAAGAAATTGAAGAATTAAAACAACAATTAAAGCCAAACAAATTTCAAACAATGGATGTTGATATAAATTATCAATTTATAATATATGCTAAATATGAACTGCAAGGTATTGGTATGCCAAAAGTTGCTTATCAAAGCAATACATATGATAAAGATTATCCTTGTATGCAAAATTGGAAATATTTATCTAAAAAATTTGATTACACAGAAGAACAAATTATAAATGCTTGGTCGCTTGATAATTTTTATAAATATGATGACCATCCTATACATATGTTAAGAAATGAAAAACATAAGGTTGGAGTTATAAAACAAGCAGTATCCATGCTTACATCAATGTTATCTAATAACAATACTTTAGAATTTTTGACTTTTAAACTACCTATGATTTATCAATCTAAAAATGGTAAGCCATTGCACTGTATGAATAAATACGAAGTTGATACAGTAAAAAAAATAGTTTTATGTAAATTGCATTTTATGAATGGAACAGATTAATAAATATTGAGCCGTATCTATAAAAGATCTGGTAGTCCTTATTGGTGGTATACCTCTGGTACGCCACCACATAGGACACAAAAATCAACTGGCACTAAAGATAAACGAGTAGCTCAAGCAATTAAATCTAAATGGGATGAGGAATTAGCACTACGCAATGCTGGTGTAAGCATTTCCACAATTGATCTTAAAATTCCATACCATAAATACTTAGCAGTATTACAGCAAAACAAAAAAAAGTCTACCTACAGTTCTATTAAATCTGCATTAAATATGTTTATGCAGAACCATCCAGGAATTACGAATAAACATATGACATCGTTTTTACTGCAAGAGTATTACGCTAAACGTCAAACAATGGGCAAATCTCCTAAAACAATTATTGAAGATCATAAGGCTATTAACAACTGGTGTGAATGGATGATTATTATGGGATACTTGCTTAAAAACCCAGAGAAAGGACTTATACGCCCTAAACGGTTTAAAGTTAGGCCACGTACCGCATACACCAGGGAAGAAGTGAAATATGCTATAAATGAAGCGTACTTAGATCACGATAAAAAACTATGGTCTGTATTATATAAAACTGGCTTACGTGCTGTAGATGGATGCACTCTTACAATAAATAATATCAATGGCAAGTTTTTGGAGGTTAATCAAAACAAAACTGAAACATATGATGAGCCAAGAGTTGTTGTGGTGCCATTACATAAAGATCTGCAAACAATGGATATATTTAATATTATGAATCCTAATAGTATTGGTAATTCCAGGGAAAGATTAAAAAAAATTGTAGGGCATGGAGATCTACATACCTTACGACATAGCTTTGCTACGCATTTAGAGGAGTTAGGTGCTACCAGGTGGGAAACTAAATGTTTACTTGGTCATAAAGCAGACAGCGTAACAGCACAATACGTTCACGTAAACGTGCATAAGTTAGCCCCACTTATTAATCAATTATAATTTGGAACAATTTGGATACCATATAATAAACCAAATTGTGGAAAATAAATATTGTCACATTTTTGTCACATTCAATATATCTCTATCTCTATTAATAGTAGCTATTTTAGGCACTTATAAAAACAGAGAAACCCACCAATTAAGGCAGGTTTCTCCTCGGTACGCCTGGTAGGACTCGAACCCACAACCTTTTAGTCCGTAGCCAAAATTCGTTATATATATTGTTGAACTTACAACAGGGTGTCACATAATTAATGTGACATTAAATGCGTAATGCTCTGCGGTACCAGCCAAACCAAAAGCGTTCCTGGCTTGGTTTTTTAATTACAATTCGTGCAAACTTTAAAACACGGTAAGCACGTAACCGATCTGGCTCCAGGTTTTTACAGGCTCCAATAGTAGCGTTACCAATTAAGCCATCTACTTTTATATCATAGGTGTTTTTACCATTACAAGCCTGTTGCAATACTTTTACGGCAGATCTTTGCCCAAAGTTTACAACCATGTCAAAATAGATCTCACGAATCTGTGCGGGTACTTTACTGGCTTTTGATGGGATCCAGTAATCTAAATGGTATATATTCTTTGCTTCTTGTTCTGTTAATTTTTCTATATCCAGTTTAGGATAAGCACGTTGAGATATACCATACTTAGTAGTACCACCAGCATCCAGGGGATCTTTTGTAATTTTAGATCCCCCTTCAGATTTTAAGACCTCATCAATGATGTCATCGAACTTCATTAGAACGGCAAATCATCATCCACTGGGTTTGGTGTAGCTTTAAAACCAGACTTTTGTGCTGGTTGATCCTGGAAGTCTGATATAGCAAGACTTAAAAAAGTCTTAGAAGGATCTGACTTTACTGTTTTTTTCCATCCAGCAAGTCTTTTCTTCTCACCGTTAATAACAACATTACCTGTATAATCTGGCTGATTATCTTTTTCTTTACGGTCATTAATAAATAATGCTCCGCTGTTATCGTATTTCTCAGCCATTAAAATTTCCACACAAGTTTTACAGTTGCCATAAGAACATCCATACATTCTTTAGCAATTTCCTGTTGTTCTTCTTTGGTTATTTTACCGTCTTTTTTTGCTTCGTGGTATTTTTGTGCAACCTCTTTCATTTCTTTTACAACAATACGGTATTTAGTAGCAACCATTGTTCCTACCGCTCCCAATATTATTACCATGAGGTATGCAAAATTAGACCAGTTCATCCAATCCATTTACTTCTCCTTTATCTTTTTTGTTTTTATGTATAAGTAGTAAATATTAAAGCAAAGCATTATACACATTAATACTGCTGGTATAATATCCAGCCAGTAGATCATACCATGTGCTACACTAAAACTGCTTGTACGTAGACTATCCATTATCTCTTATTCTATCTAATTCTTTTTCTAAATATTCAATACGTTGATTTTGACGTATATCTGCTGGGATCTCTGCGTTTTGATTAGCATCTGCATCTTCTTCCATTCGTATAATATGCTCTTCATTCATAGCTACTTGATATTCTAAAAATGATATACGAGTATTAAGCTGACCATATCCCCACACCATAGCACCAATAAGACCAACTGCCTGGATCAACATAGGAAGGCTAATATTTAAACTGCTATTGTCTGATATTGGTTTAGTGTTTTCCATTTAACCTTGATATTATACCTTCTATTTTAGATACTTGGTTATCTACGCTGTTTATTTCTTTATTTAAGTCGTCAAATTTTCGTGAAATCCTATCATCTGTCTTATCCATTCTTGACAATAATTTCAATAATATTCCTTCCATGTTCTCAATGGTTTCGCTCTGACCTCTGTTTTCTGTTTTTAGATCCGCCAAACTCTCTGCCTGGGCTGATCCTCTTTTGTTCATTGAGAATACCATATAC